TGACCGAGTATCCGAACGGTGGCAAGGACGTGCAGAAGATCATCGACGTGCCGGGCGTGCCTGCGCAGGCCGCATGGACCGAACAGGTGCCGGTGCAGAGATACATCCGCTATACGGAAGAAGAATTGGCCGCGCAGGAAGAAGAGCGCAAAAAGGCCGAAGCCTGGAAGAAGCTGCCGGACACGGTGGCAGCATTGCAAAAAGAAAACGAGATGTTGAAACAGTGCTTGCTTGAAATGAGCGAGATTGTTTATGCATAAAATCACACAAAAAATCGAAAGGATGGTATTTATGATGGCAATGTTGTGGGCACAGGAAATCATGTCTGCTGAGACTATGGAGGATGCAAAGGCTCTGTATGAGCGCTGCCCCCGCCTGCTGAAGGAGAAGGTGAAGGCGATTCTTATCAAGAGCGGCTTTGAGGAGATCGTACAGGAGAAGTAAGCGATGGAAAAACTTTTGGAATTTCTGGTGGGGCTGGTGAAGGTGCTCTTCGGCGTGGACAGCGAAAGTTCTGCGCCGGAAACGCCCAGAGAGACTCCCGTTGAGGATGCCGCCACCGGCTGGGAGGGCGACCCGCCATACCGGTACATCGACGTGAGCCGCTATCAGGGTGCGATCGACTGGGCGCAGGTGGCAGCGGCAGGCTACAAGGGAGCGATGCTCAAGACGGTGAGCACCAACCGCAAGCTCTCCAAGCGGGCAGACGGCCTGTACATCGACCCCACCTTTGAGGACAATTACCGCAGCGCCAAAGCTGCCGGGCTGGACGTGGGCGTGTACTACTACACCTACGCCACCAGCGAAGCGATGGCCGATGCAGAGCTTGCCCTTGTGCGGCAGGCGGTCTACGGCAAGGAGCTGACCCTTCCGGTGGCGGTGGACGTGGAGGAAAATGAGCTCAAGCCCATGAGCACTCTCGACCTCACCAACCTCACCGCCTACGCGCTGGAACAGGTGGAAAAGATGGGGTTCTACGCCCAGCTCTACACCTACACCGGTTACAAGTACGAGCTGGACATGGCTCGGCTGTCCTCTCGGTGGGACGTCTGGCTGGCTGACTATACGGGCAAGCCGCCTGCTGTTACCTTTAAGTACAACGCCCACCAGCACACCAGCAAAGGCGCTGTGCCGGGCATCTCCGGCAACGTTGACCTCAACGTGACCACCCTCAACTACCCGAAAATTATCCGCAAGAAGGGCCTGACCCGTCTCCGGGAGGGTAAATGACCGAAAAAGAAGCTTTACTGTGGGTGCTGGGCATCCTGGGCAGCCTGTGCGCCGCGGCCATCACCATCGACAAGGTGTTGGAAATCATCCACAAGTACATCAAAAAGGCACAGGCCCCCGACGATGCGCAGAACAAGCGAATGGATACGCTCGAAAAAAGACTTGGCGTGCTGGAACAGGGACAGCTTCAGCACGCGCAGGCCCTTGCAAGAGACCTGCGCCGCTTTGACGGCCTCGATGAAGAAATGCGTCTCGTACTCGTTGGCGTGCAAAATCTTTTGGATTCGCAGCTGTCCGGCAACAACCGCGAAGGTATGCAAAAAAGCAAATCCGATATTAACAACTACCTACTGAAAGGAGTAACGAATCATGGAAGCAATGTTTAACTTTATCCCCGCACCCATCGCACTGGTACTGATGCTCATCGGCTTTGCCGCGCTGGCCGTTGGTGCCATCCGGCTGGGCTACAAGCAGTACGTCAAGCAGTGGGCACTGGAGCTCGTGACCATCGCCGAGGACAGCATCATGGGCAGCGGTCAGGGTGCCAAGAAAAAGGCACAGGTCTTTGCTGCGCTGCGCGGCGCCCTGCCGGACTGGCTGAAGCCTTTCATCACCGATGAAGTGCTGGACAGTGTGATTGAAAAGGCTGTCAGCATGATGAAAAAGGCACTGGCAGAAAAGAAGCCTACCATCAACAAGGAGTAATTTATGATCGAGCTAAGCGTATCTCTCGCATCCAATGGCGTCGTCAAAGTGCCGGGCTATGAGCAGCTGGTGCGCTTTGGCTACACCAAGAACCGGGGCGTGTACAGGCTTGCCGTCACCGCTTCCGGCGAGTGGGAAGGGCTGGCTATCCGCTGCTTCTGGCACGTGCCGGACGGCAAAAACCCGACATCCTCGTTGGTGGTGGACGGCTATGTGGCCGTGCCCGCCAGCGTGACCGCACAGCCCGGAAGCGGGTGCATCACCTTTGAGGGCAGCGACGGCGCAAAGGTGATGACCAGCGCAGACCTGCGGTATCGTGTCAGCGCCAACTCCGGCACAGAGGACGGCACCGAGCCGGAGCCGGGCACCCCTGCATGGCAGCAGCTGGTGGATGCCGTGCACACCGATGCCACCGCCGCAGAGCTTGCCAAGAATGATGCACAGACGGCCGCCCGTGAAGCCGCCGCCAGTGCGGGCAATGCAGACCAGAGCGCTCAGGAAGCCGCCGACAGTCTGCAAGAGCTGAAGGACGGCATTGCAAACGGTGACTTCAAAGGCGAACAAGGCCCTCAAGGCCCCATCGGCCCGGTCGGCCCGCAGGGTGCACAGGGGCCACAAGGCCCCGCTGGTGCTACCGGAGCCACTGGCCCACAGGGCGAGACAGGCCCTCGTGGTGAGCAGGGGCCGCAGGGCATTCAGGGCGAGCGCGGCCCGCAGGGTGCACAGGGGCCACAAGGCCCCGCTGGTGCTACCGGAGCCACTGGCCCACAGGGCGAGACAGGCCCTCGTGGTGAGCAGGGGCCGCAGGGCATTCAGGGCGAGCGCGGCCCGCAGGGTGCACAGGGGCCACAGGGCGAAAAAGGTGATACCGGCCCGCAAGGCCCTAAAGGCGAGACCGGCCCTGCCGTAGCACTGGACACTACCCTCACACACGAGGGCGAAGCCGCTGACGCAAAAGCCACAGGTGACGCGATCAGCGCAGTAAAGGCGCGGCAGAACATCCTTGTGGGCACTGAGACAGGCAACCCGCTCAGCGTTGACGACGCTTTCTCTGCGGCCCTGTGCGGCCTGACCGTGTACGGTAAGAGCACGCAGGACGGCACACCCACGCCGGATGCACCTGTGCCTATCGTGAGCGCTGGCGAGAACGGGAGCGTGGCGGTGAAAGTAACGGGAGCAAACATGCTAGAGGGCACTAAACCCGGTGTGAAATCGACCGTATACGGAATAACTTACACTACCTATGAAAATGGTTTTTTAATTACTGGTACGGCTACCAACGATTTTACCATACTCTTACACGATGATGTGGCACACCCTTTAACTCGTGGTATTTACTACCTAACGGCTAGTGGGCTAAGTCCTTCTGTCACGCTCAACTTCTATTTCGTCGGGAAATATTCCTCTGATGTGCAAAACCAGAAAGTAACGCTTACCAGAGACGTGGAGTTTTCACTCCGCCTACAAATCAAAAAAGGTACAACGTTAAATACCACTGTTCAAGTTTCTTTAACAAGAAACGCTATCACCGCCTACTCCCCCTACCGTGAACAGCTCCTCACGCTCCCCACACCCGGCGGCTTACCCGGCATCCCCGTCGCCTCTGGCGGCAGCTACACTGACAGCACAGGCCAGCAGTGGATGTGTGACGAGGTGGACTTGGAGAGAGGGGTGCGAGTGCAGAGGGTAGATAAAGCGGCTTTCGACAGCACCAAGCCGTTGGCTGAGCAGAATGCAATACTCGCCACTCCCATCGAAACCCCGCTCACCCCTGACGAAATCGCCGCCTACAAAGCCCTTACCACTTACGGCCCTGACACGGTGGTGCAGGCTGGTGACGGTGCGGGAATCCGGCTGGGGTATCAGAGGGACGTAAACATCGCAATCAAAAAGCTGGAGGACGCAATCGCGTCCATGACTACCACATAAGGAGGCACACATGGCAATTAAATCCAAAGCCCGCCACGACCTGACCCTGCGCTCCATCAAGCGAGAAATCGCCGCAGGACGCGATGTGGCATACTGGCTGGACAAAGCGTACACCCATCTGGACAGCGGCCTGCTGACGGAGGACGATATCGCAGAGGTGGAAGCCCTTGCACAGGCGTACTACGACGCTCTGGATGCGAAAGACAAGGCGAACGCTGAGGAAATCACACTGTAAGGAGGATATCATGGCAAGCACTACATACGAGCATTTTGTTGACACCAACAAAATGTACGCCGCACAAGAGCAATTTCGTGATATCACGAAAATGGTCTGCGCACGTTTTCGTGGCCTCGCGAAAACATACGAGTTTGCCGTGCTTGGCAATATGGTGCGCAACGCCGGACAGCTGCCGCAGCCTTTCTGGCTCGGTGCTGCCTGTGGCGGCGGCCCGCATAGCCTTTCCGCCAGCGTTGCAAGGGCTTAATGCAGAACAGATAAAAGCTGTGATAAAACGTGCGCCGCTTGGGAGGTATGACCGGAAAATCGCCCGGTTGCGGTACGTTGACCAGCTATGCCAAGTTGATATTGCAGCGCGTGTCCCGTATTGTCGAACATCGATTGGCAATAGGTTGAAAATCATTGATAAAATACTGAATATGTGATACTATACTTTTAATTGGGTGCGTTTTCTTGTGAAACGCATTGAAGCGGCAGGCTTTCGGGTCTTCCGCTTTTCTTTTTGCACGAATTGTGGTATAATAATCTCAACAAATCCACCCGGCCTCTCGAAGAAGCGCATTAGGGTGGATATCTGAACCCGCTAAGCCTCTCAACGATGCGTATCATGGCGGGTCTTTTTGTTTTATTCACACTAGTTTTGTCGAAAGCATTGCCATATATTGGATGATGTAATATCTTAGCATTGCACTCCAATGTGTGCATCCTTACAGTTAAGCGCTCATGCGGATTTTTCCGTGTGGGCGCTTTTCTTTTTTTGTCCTTCGTTGTACCTTCGTTGTCCTTCACTTTTTGCTGATGCGATACACTAGGAGCACAAGGAGGGATGTATTATGAGCTATTATCCGACACCCGGAACGCCTTACGTTCCGCAGCAGCCTGTCAATCCTTACGGTGGCATGGGAACGGTAGGCCTTGCCACTCCCCTGCCCAACACGCAGATGCAGCAGGCACAGCCGCAGCGTCCGCAGCCGATGAATGGGCAGCAGCCTGTTCAGCAGTCGGCACAAGATGGCGGTTGGTTGCTTGGCAGACCTGTTTCCAGCAGAGAAGAGTTTTTGGCGATACCGTCTGACCTGTACGGAAGATGGACGTATTGCCCGGATTTGCGTAGTGGGGTCATCTACTGCAAACGTCTGAACCCAAACACTTGTGAATCTGACGTGTTAGAGTTTTACAGCCCGGAAGCATGGCGGCAAATGCAAGCGCAACAGGCACAGCAGACCGCTGCACCAACACAGCAGTATGTGCCTGTTGAGCAATACAATGCCCTCGTCCACCGTTTGGATGAGTTGGAAAAGTGGCAGAAGAGCTTTTCTAAGCCCACTGCCACCGCAAAGAAAGGAGAATAAGCAATGTCCTCTCCGTTTGATATGATTACTCACAGCCCTATCATGCAGCTTGCAAATCTGGCTCGCGCCGGGCAAAACCCGATGGGGCTTATCCAGCAGCTGGGTGGGCAGAGCGCACCCATCATGCAGGGGCTGAACCTGATTCAGGGCAAAAACGAAGCGCAACTCAGGACGATGGCGCAGAACCTCGCCAAAGAGCGTGGCATCGACCTGAACCAACTGGCAAGCGCCCTAAATTTGACGCTTCCGAAGTGAGGAGACTTTGCAATGGATGATTTTGAAAACAGCCATTCCGAAAAAGATTTTGACATCAACAATCTGTGTGGCGATGACAAAATATGGGTTCCTTTAATGCTTGGCTTCATTTTCGGTGCTGCCAGCAAAAATTGGGATGACTCAAAAGATAAAAAAGGCAACCCTCCGAGCTGACTTAACAACCCTAAAATAAGCATCTCTCTAAGCGAAACGCTTCTCAGTTTTGCGGACTTGACAAAAACCGCATTTGTTTGGCTTCGCCCATCGCATACGGCGGTGGGATAGCATACGCAAAACTGAAAGGAGTTTTGTTATGGACGATTTTGCAACTGGCTATCTGGCTGGGCAGGACGGCGGCAATAACAACGGCGGATTCTTCGGCAACGAGGGTCTTTGGGCTGTTATTATCCTCGCTATCATCTTCGGCTGGGGCAACTACGGCAACGGGCGCAACGGCAGCGACAACGGTATGGCGAGCTACATCCCCTATCTGGTCGGCACTGGCGCAACCGGGCAGGGCGGCAACGACACCCGCGCGGCTCTGTCTGAGGGCTTTTATCAGCAGGATACCTCCCGCTCTCTGGCGGGCATCCAGAGCGGTATCTGCTCTCTGGGGTATGACCAGCTGGCGCAGATCAACGGCGTCAACACCAACATCGCGAACGGCTTTGCAGGCGTGAACAGTGCCATCTGTCAGCTTGGCTACCAGAACGCACAGCTGGTGAACGGCCTGGAACGCAGCGTGTCCAACGGCGACAATGCCATCAGCCTTGCTATCATGCAGGAAGGCAACGCACGGCAGGCGGGTCAGACCGCTCTTGCCACGCAGCTGGCATCTTGCTGCTGCGAGAACAAGCAGCTGATCGGCGACCTGAAGTACACCATCGCAACGGAAGACTGTGCCACCCGGCAGGCCATCGCAGACAATGCCCGCGCCATCGTGGACAACTGCAACGCCAACTTCCGCAGCATGATGGACTACTTCACGCAGGACAAGATCGCAACTCTGACCGCTGAGAACCAGAACCTCAAGTTTGCCGCTTCTCAGGATCGGCAGAATGCGCTTCTGACCACCGTGATGTCCCAGCAGACTGATACCATCCTGAATCGGGTCAATCCTCGTCCGATTCCCGCTTATCAGGTGGCAAACCCCAACGTGGGCGTGAACTGCTGCGGCTGCTGCTAACCAACACACTCCCCGATAACACCGGGTGAACCATCGGGGCAGGGGCAAGACACCTCTGCCCCTGATTTTTATAGGAGGAAAACATTATGGCTTGCAAAACAAGCTGCCGTCTGTGCCCGCACCTCGTCATCTCGGATGCGGTGACGTTCGCCAATGACACGCTGACCATCAACATCCCTGCTGGCGCATACCAGAACGGAGAGAAGTATTGCATCGTAGTTGCCCAGAGCATCCCGGACACGACCACCATCAACGCTCCTGTGGTCATTACCATCGGTGCAGGAACGACCGCATACCCTCTGACCGACTGCAACTGCGCTCAGGCAACCGCTGAAAGCATCCACACTCGCACCCGCTACGCTACCCGCGTTGCAACGTCTGCCACTGGCACAGGCACGTTCAAGTATTTTGGCTGCTTCTGCCGTTCCCACGCTGGTGCGCCCGCGTCCATTTCTTAAGGAGGTATAGATTATGGGCAAGAACAATTTTCGCCGCATGATGATGCTCCGCGACCACGACAAAGACCGTGAGCCGGAGCGTGACCGCCTTGAGGAAGAGCGTGACCGCAGGGAGCGTGAGATGGAACGCCGTCTGCGCAAGCTGGAAGGCGGCAACGACCGCTATCCCTACTATCCGCAGGAGGAAAACCGCTACATCGACCCTTACCCTATCCCCCGCTACCCTGACGTAGAGTATGGGCGCAAGATGCCGCAAATCGGCTTCTCGCAGAACGGAGACTGGGACAAGCGGTCTGGACAGTACGAACGTGGCGGCGCAGACAGCCGCTCAATCAGGATGCCACGCCAGCACCTCACCCACGATGAAGCAGAGGAATGGTGTGACAGCATGGTCAACGCTGACGGCACAAAGGGCTGTCACTGGACGTTGGAACAGACGCAGGACGTTGCGAAACAGCGCAATATCACCTGTGACCCGAACGATTTCTGGGCTGTTATGAACATGATGTACTCGGATTATTGTCAGGTGGCAAAGCGTCATTCCGTTGACACTCCGGGCTTCTACGCTGACATGGCAAAGGCGTTCCTTGAAGACGCAGATGCTGCAGATGGCAAGGCGTATCTCTACTGGGATTGCATTGCTGATAAGTAAAACAGAACCCCTGTGCGGTCATTGTGACTACACAGGGGTTTATTGTTATCTCCAAATCATAAAGCACTTATTGCCTACACAATCTTGAAGGATTTCTTTGAAGTCTTTGAGCTTTGCGGGGTTTTCTCTACCAGCATATCCGCAAATAATGCTATCGTCATAATCACCTATAACTTTTAAGATTTCCTTGCAGGCACCTTATCGGATTTTTCCGTCACAGTCCGATTGATAAAGGAAATCTGCAATTTTAATCGGAAGCATTTTGCTTTCAACCAATCGCTCTGTTTCGTCATTGTATGATTCTAGAACGTGTTCTTTTTCGGGAGATGGTATGTCGAGAATGTCATCAAGTTTTTTATAGTGCTCTCCGACTTCCGAACCAACAAGTTCTGCAACCTTCGTTCTCAACTTGAAAAACCCGAAATAGCCCACATCCATTTCACGCCCAGTCTTTTTGCATTTGATGGTTACGCCCATTCGTCAATCCTCCAAGAAATCCTCTTGATTCAGAACTTGATTTACAATTCGTTCTGTACATTCTTTGATAACCGTAGATGCTGGGACGTAATCTTCATAAGCTATGTTTTCATATTGTGCTCCTGCATATTCAAAGAACCTTTTAGAAAGTATTTCTGCATCCGCACGGCACAACGGCTTTAATTCGTATTGCAACGGAAATCTTCTTATAAGCGCAGGGTCGAGCCTATCAAATCGGTTTGCCGTTCCAATAATAATTACATTGTTCGGCAATCTATCCATTTCCTGCATAATCGCGATAACCACACGGTTCATTTCCCCAACGTCATCTTTTTGCCCACGAGCCATTCCAACTGCATCTATTTCATCAAAACAAAGAACGCAAGGAGCAGTTCTCACATAATCAAAAATTCTTGCAAGGTTAGATTGTGTTTGCCCCAAGTGCGAATCAACTAGACTTGAAAATTGAATCCTCAAAAACGGAAGTTTTGCTTTATGCGCGATATACCTAGCCAGCATGGTTTTCCCGCATCCACTTTGCCCATAAAGCATCAATGCTGGCAAATAAGGAATGCCCATTTCGTTCAATTTTTCAGATGCTCGATAAATAGCAACGATTTTCTGCGTTATACTTTTTTCTTCGTTCCTAAGAAGGAATCTTGCTTCTGGAAATTCTTCTGTATCCTCTGCGATCAAAAGATGCTGTAAGTTATATGGCAATTCAATAAATTCTCTTTTGCTTTCCAACTTGCGAAACATATTTTCCTTGAACTGCTCATCTTTTTTGGATGATATAGAATTCAAAATGATTTTAACGGCTTTTTGCGCGTTTCGCATATCGCCATCGCAAACAAATCGAATAAGGTGTCGTTCACTATCGTTCATCCAATAAATCCTCCAACTCAGTTCTTTTTATCCAATATGAACTTTGCAAATTCTTCAATTTCTTCCAAATTTACGATTATTTCATACCATCCTGCTGAATGCCCTCTATCGTAAGCGTACTCCCAAATTTTTTCCGCTTTCTTTTCTGAAATCCCAAAACCGACTTCTTCTTGAATTGTCTTATAAATCTCTGCGTAGATTTCATCCCTACGCTTCATTTTCTCTTGATTCAGCCGCTTAACTTCATTGTCGTAATCATCGTTATTCTTTTGCGCTTGCTCTTTGTTCCACTTTACCGACTTGTCTTCGTCAAACACAAAATTTGATGGAACCCGCTTGAAGCCATAAGGCTTGCATCCCATATTTGCCATTGCTTCATATTTCTGCCCAATGTCAATCCATACGTCATTCATCTAAGAAATCCTCCAATTCAATCTTTCCTTCTGCCGCCGCAACCGCAAGAGCGTACACGAACTGCCCAATCGTCATTCCGTGCCGTCTGGCTTCACGGTTGATGTACTTGCGCTCTTCCTCGCTCATAAGGATGGTAATGCGCTTGGAACGCTTGCCATCACCACTTGCAACGCCCTGATGCGATTCCGGCATCGGGATTTTTTTCTTTGTCAAGCTAGCTTCGGCTAGTGCGCCGGGAACATCGCCTTGTTCGATAAGACGTTGAACTTCTTTCGCCTGTTTCAGCTTCTTTGGCTTACTTTCGTTTACTACGGCATTGTTTGGCTGTGTTCGGCTGTCTTTGGCTAGCTTCGGCTTAATATAGCTTAACTGTGCTTCATTAAGCTGTGCATGGCTGTCTGTGGCTTCATTTGGTTTAATCTGTGCTTGTTCGGCTTCGTTCGGCTTTGCTTGGCTTACTTCTTCTTCCTTTGGCTCACTCCGGCTTAATGGCTGTTCCGAAAAAATAGGCTGAAAATCAAAGCCGCCAAGCAGACCTGAGGATTTTTTGCTGGTCGATTTCATTCTGTGTCAGCCTCCTCATAATCCGAATCTTCAAAGGACGGGGCTTCTGGTAGCGGCATCCAATGCGTCACCCCAAGATTATTACACCAATCTGTTTTCCAAATAGGTTTTCCACCGTCTTCTGGATAGAAGTAACACTGTGCAATATCTGTTCCCGTCAACGGCGATGCAACGAGGACAGGGTTGCTTTCAAGTTCTCCGTTTATATCCACCATTTCTGGATAGTGGTCGCTCACTCTAATCCATTCCTTGCTCCATAACCATTTTTCTTTGAAATACTGTACATCTTTCTTATACTGCTCTTTATCAATGTCGCCACTTCTGTACCAATCACAGCTATGTAAAACACAGAGCAAATCGTACAGAAGCATACTCAAATCTTTGTCTCCAAGCGGATTTTCTTTTCGTGCAATAGCCGAAAGCTCTTTTACCCGTTCATTTGCAAGGTCATAATCTGGGCAGCAGTGCTGATAAATAGCATTTGCAAGGCTGTCATTTTGATAATCCCAGTGTCCGCCGCTCATTTTTCTTCTCCTTCTACAATAATCTCTGCCAACGCCTTGAAATCCTCTGCGCTGGTACTCTTTGCCGTGTCACCGCTAAACAGGCTGTGACGTTCTGCCTGAGCCTTACGGACGCCCATAGACGGTCTAATCTTCACGTCCAGTAGGGTTGTTCCCATGCTCTGTGCAATCACAGGAAGCTGCTCCACAACCTCTTTGGACAGGTTCTCACGGCTCTTGTACTGGTTCAAGAGCAGACCTTCAATCTTCAAAGTCGGATTGAAGTATCTGCGAACATCGCCGATGGTCTGCGAAAGCTGGCTCAAACCAGCCAGTGCGTATCGGTCTGCTGTGATGGGCACGATGATGCTGCTGGCGGCAATCAGTGCATTCACAAGCGCAAGACCAAGCTGCGGGGGAGTGTCCAGCACAATGTAATCATACTGCCCAGACACGCTTTCAAGGGCTTCTCGCAGCCGGAAGTTCTTGCCCATGTCCCGGACAAGCTGCTCGTCAATGTCCTTCAATGCACTGTCGGACGGCAGAATGTCACCAGCTTCACAATGCTGGATGCCCTCTTCAACCGTTCCTTGTCGGGTCATCACATCAAACAGGGTGCATACGTCCTCTGTCTGTGCGCCATAGGTGTCCGTTGCGTTGCACTGGGCATCGCAGTCCACCAGCAGAACTTTCTTGCCAAGCAACTGTAATGCACCAGCCAGACAGGTGCTTGTGGTAGTCTTTCCTGTGCCGCCCTTCTGGTTGGCGACAGCTATGATTTTTGCCATTTTTATTTGCTCCAATCCACAAAATATCCGTTATACTTAAATTCTTTTGCCGCTTTGCCAGCTTCGATTAAAATCTGCCCTACCTTAATGACTTCATCAGGTTCTTTTTCGCTGCATCCACGCGGAGAAACAATCAAATGAATCGGACTTATCACGCCATCGCCGCGATGAAAAAACATAACCACTTCATTATCAAAATTTTTATTTAGTTCGAGTTCCGCTTTGTTCAGAACGGAGTAGGGAACTTTTGCCATTTTATCACTCTTTCTTTATTCTTCGGGTTCATCGGGAAGTGGCATCCAATGGGTTACATGATATAACACATTATCATCAATCAGTTGCGTTTCGCTATTGTTTCCATAGAACGCATCCGTCAACACATCATCTGTATACCATTTTTCGCCTTTGAAGTCACCATAATAACCGAAAGTAACGCCCATCACTTTATCATAAATGATAATCTGAACGTACTTGTCTGGCATCTTATCTTTTACGCTAATCCAACCCATTCTCGCTTCTTTCTGCATCATCTGCTCATTCTGCCTTATGTGCTGCATCTGACTACTTCAAGAAGCTATCATCAAACGTAGCATAATCGTCAAGGTCTGCTTCTTTCAAAATTGAGTACATATAAGCGCCGGGGTCTTTTTCAATCTTATCAAGCCGTTCGCTGGCAAGAACCCTGTATGCGTTCTCAATGATGTTCACAACAGCTTCCTTTTTCTTGTTAGGCTTAATGTTCGGATACTTCTCCGGCAATCTCTTTGCCACAAGCTTTGCGGTCAAGATACACTGGCTTTTAGACATCTCCGGCGCAATAGATGTCCAATCCACATCCTCGTATGCGCCGCTGCGGGGCTTTCTGGCAGGTCGTTGGCTCTTTGGAACATCTTTTAGCTCTACGCTTTCAACCTCGTTAGCTTCCACGTCTATGACTGGCTCATTAGACTTGAAAGCTACATTGAACTTCACAGCAACCGCATTGCGACCTCTCATGACCTTGTCATATTCAACGCACAGGTCTGATACTTCGTTTATTTCAGCTACCGCAATATCAATGACACGCCGCCTAAGATGCTTGAACTCTTGATAGCTAGGTTCTCTTGCACCAAGCTGTTCCCTTAATCTATCCAGCGTAATTTCTGGCTGGCTCACGCCACGTCCGATGAACTCTCGGAGAATTGAATACAGCAAAATGCTATATTGGGATTTCATATTCGCTGTGTAGCGCAAACGATACTTGACATATCCACGCTCTGCAATGTCGAAGAAAACAGGTTGCAGAAGCGGGTTACAACATAACGACACAGTAATATTCATCAAACTAGGTTCAAAGTTTACAGTTGCTCTACTGAACAGGGGATACAGGTCAAACGATCCTGAACCGTCACCTCTAGGAACTTCAACGGAGTTGTCGATGAAATGCTTGACCTGTGCTTTTAAATTCCTAGAGTTGATTTTCAACCCCAAAAATTCGCAATATTCTTGCAACGTAAACTGAACCGTTGAAGTTTCGGGGTCTCTCGGATTGATACGGCTAAGATACACTTCAAGCAACCGAAGCTCGCCCGCTGTATAGTCAGTGAACTTTGCCCAAACAAGCTGTCTGCTTTTTTCAACCAAGTTCCCGCCTTTAATATCGGACACTCTTATCACGCCTCCTCTCGTATAAGAGTATATCACAAACAGGTGTACAAATCAATAGCAAACGTACACCTGTTTCCACTTTTTGTACACCTAACTGTCCACATTTCGTACACCTATTTCCACAATCTGTACACCTATATCCATTTTTTGTACACCTCTTTACATTATATAAAACAAGATTATTAACAGGATTATAAAATAACTTCTACTAATAGCAGAAGAAGAAAATTTTCCACAAAATCTTTTCTTTCTCTCTCAAAAAGTGGAAAACACAAAGCGAATACTGCTAAATAAACAGATGTTCAGCATCCGAAAGGTTGAAACGCTTAACGGTCAGGTTTACCTAACGTGTACAAAAAGTGGATGAAAAACTTTTAAGCCAATGCTATGGGGGACAGATTGACGAACCACTCAATCACAAACAACAAATTAACGTTAATACGTTATTTGTCCCGCGCGAATATTGTCGATTTACAGCCTATGGGGGACGGATTGACAAGGTAAATTTGCCCGATAGGTGTACAAAAAGTGGATGAACGTGGACAAAATATTCTACAAAAACTACGACAATTCGACAATCAGCCACTTATATTATTGGGATTCACGGTATAGGAATCATTGGACTTCATGGCAGCTTCCGTTCCAGCATCCTGTGCCTGATAGAGAATCTCCATCTTTGGGGCGGTTCCGTTCGGGTCTGGGTCTGTTTTAGTGGCCTGTGCCATCTCATAGTTACCGGACGCCATCCGACAGACAGCAACCCTGTCCTTCAACGGCGTGTGGAGGTTTGCCAGAATCTCCGTCAGCACGCCGATGTGGTCTGAACCGTGATCTCCGTACCGGATGTACAGCAAGGCATCTATCTCATAGGAGGAACACTCCATCATAGCATCTATAAGAATTCGCCGTTTCTCCAAATCGGAAAGGCCATCTTCCAGATGTTCCAGCAGTCCCGGATGAATGCAAGCGTCCATGTATCGAGCCACCGATACGCCGCAGCAGGTGAACCAGCGCATAGCCATCGGCAGGGAGATGGCTGCCAGACCTTGCTCCCAATTTGCTATCGTTCCACGATTCACGCCCATTTTTGCCGCTAACTTCTGCTGGCTCAAGCCGGAACGTATTCGAGCTATCTCCAATGCTTTGGCTGTTCTTACTAAATATTCATCCATAAATCCTCACCCTTTCAACAAAATCCAGCAAAACTGCCGGATTCGACAAGCCAAAAAATGGAAAAAGCTGCTATGGAGAACCAACAGCAGCCTGTGTTATAACTGTACCATCGAAAAAAACAATCAAAACAGGAGGTAACAACATGATTATCATTGATGGAATGCCCGCATCTGAACCGAACGAAAACAAAACGCCGAAACCATGGGAGGGTTAGTGTATGAATCAGATTGACACCATGCTCATTCCATATGCCCGCCAGACCGCCTTAAAGCTGGTCTACAACCTTGCGAACAACGATGCTGATAAGTTTGCTTATGAAGAAGCAAAAAACGTTCTTGAACGCGCCGTAGCCGCTTTAGACGATGGGCGCGACCCGGCAGACAATATCGAACGCATTGACGGTCAGCTCGTAGAGCTGTGATTGGAGGAAAGATGGATAGGCGTTGTCCCTTTTGACTTGAACACTCGTGGCTTCCCCGAAAAAAACTAAAAAAGCGCGAAAGTTGTTAAAATGGTATTGACTACACAACTGAAAGATGTATAATAATATCAAATGAACATCAGAGATTGCCAATCGGGAGGATATGCCACAATGAGTGAACAAGAAAGAGCCAAGATTGACAGATTTATTGCATGGCTGCTAGAACACCCTGAAAAGATTCCAGCAGCAGAGCAAGCACTAGACCTAGATTAACAGAAAATCCCTTGCGCAGAGCTACACCAGCCCGGCACAAGGGATTCTTTTTATTTTACCGGGCATGAACGTTACATCTTCTCGATCAGGTTCATCAGAGCTTCACGCTGCTCCTTCGGCATGGATTCAAGTTTTCTTCTAATCCGCTCCACTGCTGCATCGACTTCACTTTGCGGCTGCTGGGGCGGGTTTTCTTTTTGGTTACCAGTGAGAAGGTAGTCAACTGATACGTTGAAATAAGATGCAATCTTAGAAAGAACCTCTGTGGACAGGCTTTTAGTTCTTCCAGCTTTCAATTCAGAAAGAAAACTGCGGCGAATCCCAATGTTGCTGCAAAGGGTTCCGTCTTTGATTCCCTCTTTTTCGCAAAGTGCATGGATGTTGCTGTACAAGTCCGACATAAGAATGCTCCCATATTTGTGCAAGTATACAAATGCACAGAATTTTGTACAAAAGAGTTGACTTGTACAGAAGCCTGTACTATAATACAGACATAAGCAGTACAGAACGCTGTACAATATAAACTCTCTACACCCTTATATTAGTACAGCTTTCCGTACTTGTCAATAGATTTTAGCAAATGGAGGTGGAATTTTGAAAGAAAACTTCCGTTCTGGCTTTGAGCTGGAAGTGAAGATGAAGCTGTTGCAGCGAGGTATGAAGCAAACGGAGCTGATTCAGGCGGTTCAAAGTGATACTGGATTGTTCCTTGATGATTCGTACCTCTACAAGATTCTTCGCGGCGAGCGAAAGCCGGAGAAGATTATCCAGAGCATCTGCAAGATTCTTGAAATCGAGCAGAAGGAGGACTGAATATGGAGCAGATTATCACCTTAAAGGTTGACCTTGAACACCCGAACGAAGCGCACCACGCCATTAACAAGGCGGTGGAAGCCTACGAGAAAAGCAAAAATCGCTGGGATGCCTTTGAAATCAACGAAGCCAAAAGCAGAGCACGGGACATTTTGTACAACCTGTGCAATGAAGGTTACAGTATGATATGGACGGTCACGGATGGCGCTGTCGGCCTGACGATCTGGAAAAGCTTTAAGGAACCTTGTGTTGGCCAGTGCTATATGCCAAAAGAAAGCCTGTTTGACATCTGGGTCGAAAAGCTAGTTGCGCTGTGCATTGCCACAGGTCAGGAAGTCCCGAAATTCATCACGGATAAGGCTGGTGAGTGCTGGTGATGTGCTTTTACAAAGCGCCGAGCCGGAAACGCAGACTGAAACTGGCAATGGCTGCTGGCGTGTCCAGAAACGATGCCAACAAGGTGCTGTGGATGGAAAAGTCCATCAACCAGTGCTTTGAACGTCACAATCGGGAAGCCAAAAAGGCAGGTAAACCGAATGAAGATGGAGATTAAATATTGCGAGCGCTGCGGAGCTTTTTTGGGTAGGGTAAACCCACGCAAAAAATATTGCACACAATGTAAAAGAGATGTCTCGTGCGAGCAAAAGCGCGCGAGACGTAAAGCATTGAGCTCAGGACGTGGGTTCGCTCCAGTAAAAACCGTGTGCCAATGGTGCGGTAAGCCAATGATTAAAATGTCTGCGGCACAAAAGTACCACAAAGATTGCGCGAAAGATGCAGCTTTTGCAAGTATTGCGGAACATCAGAGCATACGAAGAGAACGAGCCTTAAACGAGAAAGCACTGGAAGAAAAAAAGATTCCATCCGTAGGGCAAGTTCAAGCACTCGCTGATAAAATGGGCAAGCATTACGGTGAGGTGTCAAGGATGCTTGCAACAGGGGAGTTGACCTATGAACGGTAGATACTACGGAAAGCGGGAAATCCGCTGGCACAGCCGGGAGAAAGACCGGCTGAAAAACATTCAAAAACGAAAGGAGAAAAATGAAAGCACTTGTAGAAATCGCCCTGATCTGGGGCATTGTCTTAGCGTTTATTCTCGCAGTGTTTCTGCTGAACTTCTGGCTGGTGCATCACATCGAGCTTTTAGTCGGAGCTAAGGCGACATGGTACATCATAGGTGTTGGAGCTTTGATGACAACCGGTTGGATTTTTAGACGCAGAGAACCAAAGGACACAGAGGAAAAGGCATGACACTGGAAGCCGCTCTTGAAGAACGTGATATGAAGGCGTCGGAGCTTATCCGCAGAAGTGGCGTGTCAGCCCCAACGATATACAACATTACAAGCCCGAATAAAACACCGTACAAGACGGGAGTTAAGGCTGATACGCTTGCAAAAATAGCCGAAGTGCTAAATGCAATAGTCATGATCGATGCAAGCAAACCATTTTTATTCGATATCATTCTGAAAGAAGGGAAAAAATGAAAACCGTAAAAGGAAACGTGCTTACCATACTTGGTATTGTCGCCGCAATCGTAGCCGTTAGCTGTGGCGATACAATAAATGGCTGCGAGACTACAGTACAGATGCTTGGATGGGCATTTGTTTCACTGATGTTACTAGCTACCGCTCTGGTTTTGTGCGCGCTTGGAGTGAGCGCGGAAAAAGAGCATGAAGATAACGAACGGATGGGGAAGCTGAACCACATTCCCGCTCATACTAACAAGTGGAGGAATGTACGGTGAAATGCCCAGTGTGCGGTAGCGACAACATTACAACGATTGACAGCCGGTCTGACAACGATAGCATTGTTCGCAGAAAAAAGTGCCTTGCCTGTAACCATCGGTGGTCTACAATCGAAATTGACAAAGACCAGTGGTACAGTGCGTTGCAAATCAAAGAGGAACGTAAGAGAGGGAGACCAAAAGATGATTAACCTTGATAGATTCGGTGGCGTGACCGAGCCGGAGGATGGCGTGTATTTCCTAACCCGTGAGCAGGAAGCAGAAGCCAAAGAAGCTGACCGTCTGGCTGAAATCGAGGACTTGCAGTCTGAAATCGACGACAGGGAAGCGGAGTTGAAAGACCTCCGTGCACAGTTGGTAGAACTGATGGCTGGTTGATTTCTGTACAGCCGTGTTAAGCCAAAGTGAGAACAATGAAGCCTAATGAAGCCGAAGAAAGGAAAGAAAAATGGCAGTATTAGTAATGGTCTACGGTCATTCCGGCAGCGGTAAGTCCGCTTCGCTTCGGAACTTTGACCCGGAACAGGTTGCGGTTATCAACGTGCTTGGCAAGCCGCTTCCGTTCCGCGGCAACATGAAAACCTATATCACCAACGACTACGGCAAGATTGATGCCGCAATCCACAGCACCAAGCGCAAGTCCATCGTCATTGACGATGCCACCTATCTTATGACCGGCGAGTTCATGCGGAACGCAAAGGTCGCTGGATACCAGAAGTTTACCGACATGGCAGCCAACTTCAATGCTCTGCTGATGCGGGCGAAGGAACTGCCGGACGATGTTGTGGTCTACTTCTTCGGTCACAGCGAGCGTGACGGAGATGGTGGCGAGAAGTTCAAGACCATCGGCAAGCTGCTGGACGAGAAGGTCTGCGTGGAAGGGTACTTCACCATCGTTCTGAAAACGGTTGTACAGGATGGGCGATACCTGTTCAGCACTCGCAATGATGGGATGGACACCGTGAAAACCCCTCTTGGGATGTTCAACGATGCGCTGATCGAGAACGACCTCGCTGCCGTAGACAAGACCATCCGTGAGTATTACAACATCCAGGTTCAGCCGGAAAACAAAGGAGAGTAACAGATGAAAAACATCAATTGGAATGACGTGCAGGAAGCCACCGAACGCCGTGACCTGCCTGTTGGCGGCTATGTTGCCGGTATCTGCAAGGCAACGGACGAACCCGCAAAGGAGCGCCTGAACATTGAGTGGGAAGTCACAGAGGGCGAGTTCAAGGGCTACTGGCGTGAGCAGACCGCTTCCCTTATCGAGCGCGGCAAGCTGAATCCTGGCGAATGGGCATGGGGTGGCAAGACCATCAAGAGCTACAAGGAAAAGGTGCTGCCCTTCTTCAAGGGCTTTATCACCGCTGTGGAGCAGTCCAATCCCGGTTACAAGTTCAACAACGATGAAAAGACCCTGCGTGGCAAGCTGGTCGGCGTGGTTCTCCGTGAGGAGGAGTACATGGGCAACGATGGCAACCTCAAGACGAAGCTTGTTGTTGACCGCTTCACCAGCGTGGACAAGATTCGTTCCGGCGATTATGAAGTCAGACCGAAGAAAACGCTGGCTGGCGGGTCTGGCTCCGGCTACTTGCAGGGCGGGAACGATGACTTCTCCCTGATTGAAGAGCCGGATGGTTCGCTGCCATTCTGATTTGTAAGCCGTTGACCGCCTACCTTATATAAGAGCTGCGCTATCTGGCTGGACGGGCGTTTGGAAAGATGAAACACTTGGGCGATATCACAAAGATTCACGGAGACCAGATAGAGCCTGTGGATTGCATCACGTTCGGTAGCCCGTGCCAGGATTTGTCCATTGCTGGGCGCAGGGCAGGACTTGCGGGAGAACGCTCCGGGTTGTTCATGGAAGCGGTTCGAATCATAAAAGAAATGAGGTCAAGCACAAATGGACTGTATCCAACTTTCGCTGTTTGGGAAAACGTGCCCGGAGCATTTAGCTCCAATGGAGGAGAAGATTTCAGAGCCGTGCTGGAAGAACTTGCCCGCGTGGAACAACCAGACACTTCAATTCCTAAACCTCCGAAGGGGGGCGGATGGAGCAAAGCCGGAGCAATCGCCGGAAACGGATGGTCTCTGGCTTGGCGACAGCTTGACGCTCAATATTGGGGAGTTCCCCAACGCCGAAAGAGAATCGCTCTTGTCGTGGATTTTGGAGGACAACGTGCCGCAAAAATACTATTTGAGCGCACGAGCCTGTCACGACACCTGCGAGAAGTACAAGACGGAGAAGAAAGACTTCGAGGAACGCAAGGCATTCGTGTATGAGCTGAACCACAGCCAGAGCGTATACCGCAGAGACTACGAGGATAAGCACCGGGAACGTGGCAAGAAACGGTTTCTCGGAAGTGAATTTAGAGGTGAACGATAAATGGGAGCTTTTATTGCAAGACAGCCTAACGGTTTGCTGTGTCGGTTTTCTTCGGTGGTCGATTGTGTCACCGATTACAACATGACCGAAGAAGAATATATCGAGATGTGTGCTGAAAAGGCACGAAAAGAAGCACGAGATGTTCTTGACCATTATATTAAGCCGTTTGAAATGGTTGACAGGTATTTCCTCCCGAACAACATGACAATCGAAGAACACAAGCGGATTATGAAAGAAATGGAAGAACCTGCTGAAAAGGAAACCCATATTCCGTGAATTTGGAGGTAAACGAGGATGAATGAATGGAAAGATATAGTGAAAAATCCACCTCACAAATGTGACGGAGATTCGATGGGAAACATTTTGGTTTGGTATAGCAATACGGAACGTGCAGGAATTGTGAATATGACCCTTGCGGAGTCGTTTCCTGACAATATGCCGTTCTGGATGCCACTCCCAAAACGACCAAAGGGCAACGAATGAACACCGGCAAGCAGTTTGAAGCAGACTTCAAGGCATCCGTCCCATCCGATGCGTGGTGCTACCGCCTGAAAGACAGTGCCGCAACCTACTACGGCGGCAACGAGAACCTGTCGTTTTCCATCGACAATATCTGTGATTTCATTGTGTACCGATACCCGATGAACCACCTGTTTGAGCTGAAAACCATCGAAACGCCCTCTATCCCTCTGGAAAAGGTGTTCGGCAAGTACGACAAGACAAAGTGCAAATACCGCAAGGAAAAGCACATCACTGACATGGTGGATGCAATGGGATACAGCGGCCAGACCGCCCATGTGATAGTCAACTACCGGGCAGTCAATCGCACCTTTGCAATCCCTGCCAGCAAGGTTCTGGCGTTCCGTTACAACGAGAGCCGCAAGAGCATCCCTTGGCAGTGGGCAGAACAAGAGGGGATAGAAGTCGAGGCAAAAAAGCTGCGTGTTCATTGGCGGTATGACGTGGATGGGCTGCTAAAGAGATTGGAGAAAGAACATGAGCATGAAATGTGACCGCTGCGGAGAAGTGTTTAATCCTGAACCGCCCGATGAGATGGGGAGGCATAAGCCCAATGCCGTGATTCTGGTTGACAAGAATGTGCATGACGCATGGGACTACTGGAGTTGCGATTGCTATGATGAACCATTTCTTTGCCCCTCTTGCATGGCAAAGCTGAACGACTGGCTGAAAGGAGAAAAAAGTGAGTAAGAAAGTTTCAGACATCCTGCCAAAGACGGAAATCTTGGCACAGTTGGCAGAAGAAGCGTCTGAGTTGGCACAGGCTACGTTGAAGTTGCGCCGGGCGCTGGATGGCACGAACCCGACACCGAAGAGCGTAGAGGAATGCCGAAAGGCGTTTGAAGAGGAATACGCAGACGTTATGGTGTGCATGGCCGCTCTTGGTTTTTCGGATGACAGAAAAGCGTATGAGCGAATTGGAATTATTGCAAGCGAAAAATACTACCGTTGGCTCCATCGCCTTCAAGACAAGGAGCAGTCAGATGAATAAATTTGGAAACTGCCCCCTGTGTGGCAAACAGGTCAAGCCAACCAACCTCCGCAAAATTGCACGGCAGAACCAGTTGTACGGCTTTCGCATGGCTCTGGATGGCATCGCTGCCACATGGGGCGCACTGATCCAGAATCTTCGGTGCGATGCAGACCTGACCGATGAACAGGTGCAGAAAATTATCCGCATTGGTGATAGGTACTGGGAGATGGTCGGCAAGTTCAAAGAAGAGGACATGACCCCTGACGAGTTTGCGGATTACATCACCGCAAAGTCAGAGCAGGTCGAAAAAGAACTGAGAGAAAGGTGGAGCTGAGGTAAGTATGGAAATTAAATCAATAAACGATATTCCAATGCCGTTTAGCGACATTGATGTTGCGGAAGCGTTTTATCATCATTCGGAACTTTACATGAAAACAGAGAACGTTTCAACTACGGTAGCAAGCGGAAATTTTACTACGCTGGTTTATAACGCTGTAAATTTGAAAAACGGTTCGTTCAAAAGTTTTGTCGGTTCAGAAAACGTTCAAAGAGCTAAGGTACATATTGAGAGAGAGTAGCCAATGGAAAACGAACTTTACTGCCCGATGAAGATGACTAGCAATCCGCTTGGTCGGTGCGTATGCGAGAAGGAAAAGTGCGCTTGGTGGCGGCAGCTGGACAACTGCTGTTCCGTCTGGCAGATTACATGGAAGCTGGACAACATCGAAAAGAAGATGAAGAGGTGAGAGCATGAAAAAGCGAATTTACCTTGTTCTCGAAACCGAAGTGGACGAGGATGACAAGAGCATCCGTAGCGATATTGAGCAAGAACTTGGGATGGCTACACATTATTTTGAAATCGTTTCTTATAGCGAAAATGGTTTTCAGGATAAGTGGAGAAATACAAAAGAAAACCCGCCAACAAAGAAAGATTCCGCATACTGAAAAGTTATTGCAATGTATGTAGGCTCAGCAATTTCGCAACCGGCTAAGTGGGATTTTGTGGCTGATGCGCCGGACTTATTTCAGTTTTGGATGCCGTTTCCTGAACCACCAAAGGAGGCCTGATACATGGCAACACCCCCGAAGCGTGGTCGTGGCAGACCGCCGCTGACCGAAGCTGAAAAGAAAAAGCGCGAGAAGCGGGCGCAAAAGGCGAAAGAAGAAGCCGCTGTGAAGCGTGAGAAAGAGCGCGAGAAGAAGAAACAACAGATGCTTAACAAGCGGAAATCTATCCGCTCACAGGTGAGTAAAAAGGTGAAAGAACAACAGGAATTGGCGATCACGAGGTCTAAGATGCTGAATACAGGCGATTTGCAGTCAAGAATCGGTAATGAAGAGGACAAGAAAGTCATCGGCATGATTGCCGCCAAGTATTTTGGCGACCTTCCGAGCGTGGACATGAACAACCCGATTGAAGTTCAGCAACGCCTTGACTTCTTTTTTGACGCTTGTATCGAAGCCAGAATCTCCCCTGTTGTCGAATGGATTGCACTGGTGCTGGGCATCGAATGGGTGAGCCTGAAGCAGATTATGGCGGGCAAGCGCCGTGACGACAGCTTACAGCAGAAATACATCCTAAAGCTGATTCTGCAAATGCAGTCCATGTGGGCGTACAACGGTATGTACGGTCAGGAGAACCCGGCAGAGTGGATTTTCCGAGCCAAGAACTACTTTGGTATGCGCGACAACGTGGAGATCGCCGTTTCACCGCCTGAACAGCCGTTGGGCGATGCCCAGAGCGCAGAGCAGTTGGCTCAGAAGTACCAGACGGCTTTGCCTAAGGGGATTGACGTGGAATACAGAGAGGTGGCGGAGAAGTGAAAGAACTAATTGCTTTCTTTTTATTATCTTGGGCGGTCGCCTTTTTGATTATCAACAATTTTAACGATAAGGAGTAAAACATGAAAAAAGTAGCAACTATTATTTCTTCTGTGGTAGCAGCATTTTTTGTTGCAGTGGTTCTTTTGCTGTGTTTGGAGAGAGTGCCTGTTGGTTATGTTGGAGTCGTTTATTCGGCACGAGGCGTTGAGCAGAACACTTTGTCACAGGGTTGGCACTTTCTTTCTCCCATGAAGCACGTTAGCAAGTTCCCTATCAGCCAGCAGCAACTTATTTTTTCGGATGACCCGGCAGATTATAATGCAAAGGAACACGCAGACTGGCATATTGATGCTCCTGCAAGCGGTGGAATGGTCGGAGTAAACCTTACCGTAAATTATAACTTCATTCCAGACCGTGTTGTTGAACTTTACAGCCGTTTTAACGGAATGGATGGTGAAACGCTTGTAGAAAGCCGCATCCAGAACAGCATTATCGCCTACGTCAAGGAGGTAACACCCCAGTTTTCTGTAATGGATATTTATTCTGAAAAGAAAACGGAAGTAAACAATGCAATCACAAATTATTTGAACGAAAAACTTACCAATGAATACGGAATCAACGTTTCAAGCGCCCTCGTGATTGACGTAGAGCTGGATGACACCCTGACTGAAAAGATTAGAGCGAAAGAACAAGCAAAGCAGGACGCTGAAATCGCTGAGTTGAACAAGCAGACTGCTCTTGCACAGGCTGAGACGGACAAAGTAAAGGCTCAGACGGAAGCCGATGTGAAAGTGATCGAAGCACAGGCAGAAGCAGAATCGAATCGTATCGTGTCGGAATCCATCACTCCCGAACTGATTCAGATGAAAGAAGCTGAAGCCAGACTGAAGCATGGATGGGTTACTGTCAATGGAGCAGATACAGTCGTAACAAAAGCTGATTGACGGGGAACATAAAGAGAGGAAAAACATGACTAACGGTGATTTTATCTGCTCCATGACGGACGAAGATATTACAGAAAACTTTACGCGGGGCATCTGCGAGCTTATTAAGCATCGTGACCCGGAGCGTTGCCAGAACCGTGAGCATTGTTTTCATTGCGTCAAGGACTGGCTGAAAGAGAAGAATACAATCATGGTGAGGGCTGGCAAATGGTAACTTTGATTGACTTCTCCGACCCATGCCTACGCACGTTCCTGCCTGTTCTATTGCAAGACCACACGACAGGCAAGAACATCATCTGGGCGACAGACCCGCCACCTGAACTGGGCGTTGGCTTTGCAGATGAAATCACACTGGAACAGCTGGACAAAGTTCAGCTTGTCCCTCGTGTGCAGAAACGGCTTTCTGACCAGAAGAAGCGCACCAGCAAGAAAGCGGAGGTGTTCACTCCGACATGGGTTTGCAAAAAGATGACAGACGTTGCAGAAAACGACCTGAAGGGCGAGGATTGGAAAGAATACATCAATAAGACTTGCCTTGAAGTAACCTGTGGCGAAGCACCGTTCCTGACAAGTCGATACGACACCACAACGGGGCAGATGATTGCCGTGCCGGACAGAATCGGTCTGCTAGATAGAAAGCTGAATGTTCTGGCAGAGCAGTTCCATGATTATGATATGTGGATGTGCTGGGCAATTAACGCCTACGCATCGACATACGGCTATGAGTGGCAGGGAGACAATCTCTTGCTGGCAAGGTGCAACCTGTTCCTGACGCTGATCGAAAATTTTAGGTATCGGTTTGATGCTGAAAGGTTGGAAATCGGTTGTATGCCTATGTTCCTTGACTGTATCGCAGACATCATCTCATGGAATGTTTGGCAGATGGATGGGCTGAAAAAGACCGTGCCCGGCACGGACATTCCGTGCAAAATCAAAGACTGGAAAGCTGACAAAGAAATCTTGTTCAAGGATGTTGGGGAGAATGAATGAAATGAAAACAAACGGACAACTTTACAAATGTGACAGATGCGGAATGACGCATTTCGTAAAACTTTTAAAAACTGGCGATATGGACGGCGGATTTAGTCACTGGGAAAAATTCGAAGAAGCAGCCGGATGGGGAAATGTTGACGGAATGCTTGTTTGTCCTTACTGCTACAACCAATATAAGTATTTACTCCGTCAGTATAAATCACAAAAAATCACGCATTTTTCTTTTGAGTGTTGCGGAAATTGCAATGAATGTCAGAAGGAAAATTGCGTAAACAGGTTGGATGGGGAGAATAACTAATGCAGACTGACAGAGGAATCTACCACAAGCGAGTATGTGACCGCTGCGGTGCAGTTCTGAGCGGCAGGATGATGAACCCGGACGAATACTTCAAGGACTGGGCGTGGCGCAGGGACACAGGCGACCTGTGCCCGGAGTGCTATGCAGAATATAAGCGAGTGATCGGGCGGTTCAACAGGGGAAAGAGAGGGCAGAGAAGATGAAAAAAGTTTGCGTCTATAAATGCAAGCAATGCGATGCCATCTTAGATTCTGATGGATTTTTAATTTTGCCGGAGAACATTCTCGATGGAGTTTTTGAATCAAAAGAAAAAGGATTTGTCTACAGACCGCCTATCAACGCATATAGAGCAGGGGACATAGTTATTCACAGATGCGACCCTGTAACGATTGGTGTCTGCGAGTTAATTGGTTGGAGGAGAATCGGATGAATTTCTACTGCACCACCGAACACTGCTCTTGCATGGGCATCAAGCAGTTTTCCGCTGGCAAGGCTATCCGATGCACAGCAGAACCCTGCAAGAATAAATCTGAGCCGTCCTGTGGCTCTTGCAAATGGTACGCAGAGCCGGAGGGCGTGTGTGTGAACGACCAGTCAAAACACGTTGCAGACTTCGTGTGGGACGAACGCGGATGTAAGGAATGGGAGAAGAAAGATGAGCGGAAGTAATGTAATCAGGCTGGGCAATGGCATTCTACTGGACAGCAAAGGGAAACTTTTATGCCAAACTGTGGACAAGTCCTGCTCAAACTGTAAATGGCACGACAGATTCTCGTGGGTCTGTTACAACGGTTTGTCTGAGTGCCGGGCTGATTTTACAGACCCGGACGATGTGTGCAAGGAATGGGAGAAGAGAGATGAAACGTCAGCAGACCTATAAAGGGCTTATTGGCAAGGGCTGGTACGACCAAAGCGAATTTAGCCACAGATACGCTTGCTGGGCAAACCACCGCAACAACTGGGCTATTCGCAAGGCTGACAACCGCAAGCTGGCAAAGGCGAGATTGAAGCAGATAGAGCGTCAGCAAATCAGAAAGGAACTGGACGAATATGACAGCAGGGGAGAAAATCAGGAAGCGAAGATATGAGCTTTCCGTAACTCGACAAGAACTTGCAAAACAACTCGGTCATGGTTCAAACTACATTGCAAATGTAGAGCTAGGCTACAGGATTCTTGGCGAGCGAGAGCTTGAAATTGTAGCAGACTATCTAAAATGTAACGCATCTGACTTAAAGTCTACGTTAATTGACCCCGCCAATGACGACTTCGGAGCGGTCTGCAACTGCGCTGTCCGCTACTGCTTTGGCAGACGGTCATATATGCCTAGCCTTGTCTGCGGATACATCACGCCGCTTCTACCAGAACTGACAAACAAGACGCTTGACTGCTTTGAGCGTGACATTGCAGAACGCAAGCGGACAGGTTTCGACTTTGGCGATTCCTGCGACTATGAGATGCGGGATGCGTTTTACAAGGCGGTTTGCAAGGAGATTGAGAGGAGAAAAGGCAATGGAAGTCAGACCGATTGATGCTAATGAACTACGTCAAAACATCGAGGCGTGGATTCAGGAGTATAACGATGGAACAATAGGTGGCTTGTCGTTAGACGATGTGCTTGATTACATCGACACCGCGCCAACAATCGAGGTGAAAGACAATGGCTAATTATCCAGAATACCTTGAACGAAACGCACTTATTGAAAGAATCGAGAAAGCATATTGTGATGGCTGCGAGAACTACAACGGCGTTAGATGCAGTGCTTGCGGTATTGGCGATGCCATTGACGTTGTGGAAGATGCTCCAACAGCCTTAGAGCGTACTGCTAGATGGATTGTGCAGGACGATACATTTACAAGGTTTGAGTGTAGCGGATGCCATACAAGAAATCATCATACACGTTGGGACTATTGTCCCTCTTGTGGAGCGAAAATGGAGAACGCACATGGCTAACACCATTTGGCATCCAGCAAGCGAACCGCCACGAGAGCGGACGCAGCCTTTGTTGCTTGCGACTAAGACAACGTGGCGTGATAAAGATGGAAAAATGTTGCGAGGAATCTCGCCGACAGCGTACTTTCTAGGCTGTTACGCAGACGGTCAGTTCTGGGATGAGATAGGCGAGAGACTGCCGAAAGATATGAAGGTGACGCATTGGATGGCGTTTCCGATGGTGTGAGGTGATGGACACGGACAAGTATGTATGGCATTCCGTACGGGATGTGTTGCCACCGTCAGATGCTCCGATGCTGATTTTGATGGTAAAACACATTTACCAAAACGAAAACGACTATGAGCGGTACATGAGACTTGGATTCTATGCGCCTGCATTCGGAAAACGGGCATGGAGAGACGAGTTTAACGACCCGTTGGAACACGATGATTGGTACATTGTAACGCATTGGACGTATGCGCCAGAAGAGCCAAAGTAGGATTAAAAATAAATGGATTTGAAGCGTTAACAGAAGCGATGAACCAATGTGCTGCATCAGCTGAACATTTTGCAAATGATGTCAGACAGTCCGAAACGCAGTGCGGTTACATCAAGCAGAAGCGCAGTCGACCTGTATACCGAAAAGCCGCAAAACTACATCAAGTTTTCAAACGAATTATGAGAACGAGAGAGGGATTTAGAAAGTGAAAAAGCTTAAATTTCCTGAGGATTTCTTTGCGTACGACAACCCAGACTGCCCCGATAAGGATATTGAAAAAGCCGTGAACAGAATGAAAAACTGGATGAAGGGCGAGACCTACAAGAGCAACCCTTGGTTCTTTATGGCAGCTGGCAACTATCTGATTGTCGGTCTAATTGCTGAAGATGGGCAGAAAACAATCTACGTTGCGCGGAAGTATTATGAGATAGTCAATATTCCGGGCGAAGGCTGGCTGCGCGAATCTGACACTGAGTGCCTGTTTTAAGGAGGATTAAAGATGGAAAAACTCAAGAGATGCCCGTTTTGCGGCAAGAACGCAGTTTACATTGGCGTGTGCGATGATGAAGGAAACTTTCATGGTCGTTTGGGATGCGAGTACGAACAAGACCCGTGGAGCGGGCTTTCTTATGACTTGCATCACGAAGGATGGGGCAAATGTATCCTTTGCACGGATGGAGACAATCAAAGCATGGGCGGCGCACTGTTTGACACGGCAGAGGATGCTGTCAAAGCATGGAATAAACGCTATAAAGAGGATTGAGCATGGAGCAGGAACACAAGCCGAGAACATCAATGATTCTTCTGCTGGAACACGTTCATGCGATGAACGAGCTGACAGACGAGGAATTTGGAGCATTCATCCGCAACTACGCACAATACGTTGAGACCGGACTTGAGCCATCATACGACAACGATCGTGCTATGCGGATGCTCTGGAAAGTCGTTAAGGCGTTTGATGATATGAATGCGCAGAAAAGGCAAGAGCGAATTGAGAAAAACAGGCGGAGCGCAAATAAGCGTTGGAACGATGAAAAATGCAAATGCATACAAACGAATACCAATGATGCAAACGCATACGCTGGTATGCAAAATATGCAAATGAATGCAAACGATGCCTTATCTGTATCTGAATCTGTATCTGAATCTGATAAAAAAGAAAAATGTGAAAAGAAAAATACCAACGAAGTAAAACGCTTCAAAGCACCGACTGTCGAGCAAGCAAGAGAATACTTTTCAGAGAAGGGTTACATGGAATCGGAAGCAGAGCGGTTTGTTGACCACTTCACGGCAAATGGCTGGAAGGTCGGAAAGTCGCCTATGAAGGACTGGAAAGCTGCTGCACGGAACTGGATGCGTAACGTGAAAGACTGGAACGGCGGCTATCAGCAGACAATGGCTGAATTGCCTGACGAGGGAGACTTTCTGCGGTGAATATTGAAAATCAGACCCAATACATCCTGCTGGGGGCAGTCCTCACGTTCTCTGAGTATGCCGATGTGCTGCAAGACCTTAAAATCGACGATTTTTGCCCAGAACTGCGTGATACATTCGCTGCCATTCGCGGCTATTGGGAACACAACGACAAATGGAACCCGGTAGAAGTTATGGGGCGGTACGATAACTGCAAGAAAGCAATGGGTGAATGTCTGGATGCCTTCGGAGCAGAGTTCATCCGAAACGTCACCCATGACATGATGCTTGGATGGACTGGAATCGTCAAGGAACAGGCAGCATTGTCCAGAGCCAGAGAGATTGCGTTCAAAATCGTTGATGGCTCGACCAGATACGCAGACCTGACGGGCATTTATGAGCAGCTAGGCGAAGCAATCAATCTGCACACCGAGAGAAGCGACTTTATACCCATGTGTGACGGCATAGACAATTACATCCGCAAGCTGGATGATAAACCGGAGTATATCAGCACAGGGCTTAAAGTGCTGGATAACAACTTACATCTTGTGCCGGGCAACTTCGTTGTGATCGGCGGCAGACCGTCTGCCGGTAAGACCGCTCTATCCCTGCAACTTGCCTGTGAAATAGCCAAGAACGGACGTAAGGTGGCGTATTTCAGCCTAGAGACAGACCCGGATACACTCTATGCCCGTATTATCGCAAACCAGCTAGGCGTACCGCTGCACACAGTCAAAAACAAGACCGTCAGCATTGATGAGCTTGACCGGTTGGCAGCTATCAAGAAATATCCGCTGTTCGTCCGCTCTGCCGCTGGTAAGAGCGTTGGGTGGATTAGAACGCAGTCCATCAGGATGCAAGCCAAAGTAGTGTTCATCGACTATTTGCAACTTATCCATCAAGCTGGAGCGAAAGACCGATACAGTGCCGTCACGGAGATTAGCATGGCACTGCATGAGTTCGCACAGTCCACAGGAACGCTGGTGGTAGCACTTGCGCAGCTCAATCGAGAGACCGCAAGAGCAGGTATCCCACCAACCGCCGCAGACTTACGAGAATCCGGGCAAATCGAGCAGGACGCAGATGCGATTATCCTGCTGGCACAGAACGTGACCACAAAAAAACGACCGGAGCAGCATTATCACTTTGCACTTGAGAAGAACAAAGAGGGCAACGTTGGGTCACTGGACATCACGTTCCAGACGGAGACGCAGCAGTTCAAAGAATGCGTGTGGATGTAACGAAAGGAGAATAAACATGAAATACCGCAAGAAGCCAGTTGTTATCGAGGCATTCAAGCTTAATGCACGAGGTCTTGTTGGCGAAGATTGGTTCTGGGGTGCAGTAAGTAGCAATGATATTATCACGCATGACTTCGGAAAGTTTCACGATGACCCTGCGTGGTGCGAGATTAAAACGCTTGAAGGGACTATGATTGCGAGGACTGGCGATTATATCATTCGTGGCGTAAATGGTGAAATCTACCCATGCAAACCTGACATTTTCGAGAAAACATACGAAGCGATTGAGTGATAGTGGCCTAGCATCGCTTCTGTGCTCGTATCGTTACAGTAGAATAGGCAAGAAAAACAGATAACAGGGTTTGGACGATAAAGTTACCGTCTGAACCTCATAAATATTTTTCACTACACAAAATACAGGAGGAAAACAGCTATGGCCCTTACAAACATCGAACGTGAGACTATCATCAACTTCAACGCAGCGGAAGATACCGCAGAAATCTACACGGCAGACCCGGTTTACATTCGCAAGCTGGACAAGCTCTGTGAGCAGTTCCCAGACACATACAAGTTTATGGCGGAGCTGTCTGCCAAGCGGTGCAAGGAATCCAAGACCTATTCGATGCCGAAACGTCTTGTGAAGTTCCGGTCGCCTGTCACTCGTGAGATCAGCGAAGAACAGCGTGAAGCATTGGCAGAGCGTCTGCGTAAGGCAAGAGAAGTCAAGAATATCTAATCTTAGCTCGTGCGACTACAAAACTACTGTATCAGAAAGCATGGAATGGTGTCAGGTAGTAAAACTACCCTCTGCGACTATTCCGTGCTTTTTTCGTCTGTTATTTATCGAGAGAAAACGGCAAGGTCTGATTTTGAGTAGAATCCGCCTCGATCGAGTGGCGTTTGGGCTGATATGGCTACGACTATCAGCGTGATGCGTTTGAATGCAAATGGATGCACATGATGCGTTTGCATCCAATCTTCCCCCCTTTCTTCCCCCTCTTTCCCCTACAACCCCTATTACCC